AATCTGGTTCATCTTGTAATAACCAGTTAAATGTCGTGGTATCACTCAGTGATGGTATTCTTTCAAAAAAAGCAAGCTGCATTGGAAACTCACCTGATGGTGTAGGAAATACTTCTATTGCATCACCAATCTGAGAATAAAACTGTGGAACACCTACTGCATCACTATTCTGTTCACGTTTTTGCAGCATATCTTCAGGGCCAATATAGTCTAATTTTACCGTAGAAGAATTAGTAATATTAAACCGCATTGTTTCCAACCAACCGTTAGGAACTTGCACATAGCGACTATCTAATGTTGCGTCCATACGTTCAATCATTTTGTAATGTCTTAACTTACGGTTTATATCTGTTTCTGCTAATGAAATAAAATCAGGAATAACAGTAGTTAAATCATCGCGGTTAAGCCAATTAGCTACGGCTGTTTTAAGCTCTGCGTAAGTTGTTATTGCCATTATTAGCTCCTAGTAAATTCCTGGTGCGTTAGCTTTTCTAGCACTATCTATCATACTTCCACTAATTCTGCCACCTGAAAGAAGTTCATTTGCATATCTCAATGCTGCACCGCGACCAAATCTTTTTTCTATTTCTACAAATGTATCAGCTATTTCTACTGCACGATCATCCATAAATTGTTTGGATGCTTCTGGTGACATCTCGTATTGTTTATAATCAGGAGAAGTAGGAACTAACAAACCGCCAGTGCCTTTTGCACGTTGTTTTTCTGCTTTATCTACAAACAATAAATTAGCTGGCACACCGCCACCGCCTTGATCTAAAGTATATGATGGCCCGACTTTTTCTACATATGTGTCATAAGTTCTATGTATATCATCTGTCGTATCCATTAATCCTTTATCATAATCTGGGAAAAATCCACGATACCCTGCACTTAAAAAGTCTCTACCAATTAAATCTGGATTAGCCAACGCAACTCTAATTTGACCGATGTTAGGCACACCAGCTTTTTGTAATGCATCCTTATCTAAGCCTTTTATAAATGCCGCACGTTCTGATCCTGTTGGAATACTTGCAATATATTCTGCCATGTAATTTGGGTCTTCTACAGATTTAAAATTTTCAAACGGATAGACCGTATAGTTTTTTGTTTTTGGATTACCACTTGGTAATAATATTTCGTTACCGTTACTATCTACAACTTTTTCACTTTTAGGTACGCCAATTTTTCTAATCTTTTCGTTTATCATTGGTATTTTGTCACGGAGTATTGGGTTACTATTACTTGTCATAGCAGCCCTAAAAGCTTCACCAACAGCTTCACCTGTATGCTTTGCAAAATCACCTGACTTTTCAGCCATATTTAGAAAAGTAAAAAACGCATCGTCACTGCTTGCAGCTTCTTGCAATTGCGCTGACATTGCAGACCTTGCAGATGCATAACCGTAAATATCCATAAATTCCGCACCAGCTTGAACGTCTACTGGATTTTCCAAACGTAAATCCCCTATTTGCGTAACTGTTTTTCTAGCTGTCGGATCACCCACTAATCCCATAATAGTTTTACCAGCTAAATCATTGTAAGTTATTGGCACTGGCGGTGTCATTTCTGTTGACAATAAACCTCTACTATAATGGTCATCTATAATACTAGATCGTTGCGCTTTCATATTAGAAAAATTTGCGCCCTTACCTTCAAAATTTTGACCTGTAATTTCTCTAGATGATGGCTCGTTGCCCATATTTTTACGCAAGTCAGAACCAATCATTTCATATGCGCCACCCAGACCACTGCCCATAACAGGAACTTCACCAGGTTGCGTAAATCTTTCTACTATATCGTCTGTTATTACCTTTTGCGCTGGTGAGCCACCTAACAGCCCTTCCATAACGCCCTGAACAGGTGTGAGATAGCCTCTAGCAGCCAATGCAGCAGGGGTAAGAGCAAATGCCATCTCCATACCCATATCTAACGCTGCACGTTTCCTAGCCTCTGCTGTTTGCTCTGGGTCAAACACAACGCCACTTGCCGCCATGCTATCTGACATACCTTGTATTGGATTTACTTGTGCTGCAAATTCTGCTGCTGGACGTAGGTTTGGTGGTGTTAAATACTCTAATAAACCACCGACTGCATCATCTAATGCTCTGCGCCTTTTCTGCCCAGCTTCCCTTGTAAAAAAATCAAAAATACTTTCAGCCACTAAAATATACTCTTTAGAAAATCAAACAAACCTCTTGCTGCACCTTCTCTACGCAATCTATTCATAGACAGACCTTGCATACCAGCGCTGCCTAACGACCTCAAAGAAGTGCCATAATCACCTTCTTTTAACGCTAATTTTGCGTCATTCATGTCATTGGTAACATTGTTATAAGCTAATTGCGGATTAAACATCGCACCCATTTGACCTATTCCTACACCAGCGCGAGGGCCATATTGCTCTATTGCTTCTGTAATCATTGGCCTATCAGATAATCTGTTTGCGTTTTCTATGCTGTCTATTGCCCTACGGATTGTTTCATCACTGTAGAGAAAACCTTCCTGGTCACTTTCATTACTTTTAAATGCGTTTTCTACATCGCCTGTTAGGTCTGCATAATGGTTTCTAAGCTCAAAAGTATCCATTACCACTTAACCCTGTTAGCCCAATATGCTGCTGACATTTTGCCTTTAGCTATATTACTGGCGTGTCTTTTTTTAAAGCTTCTTGATCTTGCTGTATCACCTTTGTCACCTGATACACCCTGTTGACCAAATCGTATTGTTTTCACCTTGTCACCTTCTTTTGCCACAACAACGTGTGATTTGGTTTTATGCTTTGGAGTACGTCTTGGTTTATTGAAACCCTCTACACCAACACGTTTTAATCTAGGGTCTTTTTCTTTTGCCATTTAACTATCAGGGAAAAGTTTGATCGTAATATTGGTCATAAGTTAAATTTGGGGGTATTTGTTGTGTAAATTGTGCATTTAAATATTGCCTATAAAATTCTGCATCATACGGTCTACTCATTCCAGATGTACCTGCTGTTTCCAACATACTTGATGGCGAACCAAAACCTTCTGTTCTTGTAGGTGCTGTTGAGCCATATAAAACATTTGCAATAGCACTTAACAATCCACCACCTTCAAACTTACCACCACTAGCATCTGGGCCACCACGATCAAACATATCGTTTATATCACGGTATTCACCAAATCTCATGCCTGATAGCAAACCACCTCTTTGTGGCATACCAGGGCTTCCAATGTTACCACCTGAACTTAATCCAGTTGTATCTCTATATCTTGCTTCAGCAGCAGCACCACGCTGTCTACCTATAGATTTAGCAGTACGATCATAATAATCTTTATCACGATCTTTAAAGCCTAAACCTTTTTGAATATCATCAAGCAAGCCCATTACTTTTTCTTACCGCCTTTTTTCTTTCCACCTTTATGTCCATAACCTGGCATTATTTTTTCCCCTTTTCCTTTGTTGTCTTCTTTTTTGGTTTTTTAGCTGTCTTTTCAGCCTGTTTAAAAGCTTTATCAGTAGGCGCACCTTTTGCACCCTTCTTACGCATTTTCTCGCCACTACCAGCTTTAATACGCGCCTTTTTATCTGCTATGTTGGAATAAAGTCCACGCTTTGCCATTATCCACCCCAGAATGTAGCAGTTACAATTCTAGCGCCTGTAGCAATAACACTAATGTTATCTGCTGGTGTAACGATTATATTAGTTCCATTTGGATCACCAACGCGAGATGCAGAACCATTACTTATATCTGCTGCTGGTTTAGCGGCTGCTGCTCTACAGTTAAAGTAAAACTCTCCATCTGCTGTAAGAGTACAAAACTTTGCACCAGCAGGTACTGCAATATTTTCTGCTGTATCTGCTGCTAATACTCTAGCATCAACATAGTCTGTTTCTGGTAAGAAGTTATCGCTAATTTGTCCATAAGCGTCAGTAGGTTGTACAAAAGGTAACATAAGGTTCTCCGCAAGTTTTGATGCACCTTATCACACTAAGCAATTCCACGCAAATTTCTTTTTATAGGCTCACCCCATTCTTGCACTTCCCTACGTCCAACAGACATATATCTAAAGCTATCGGCTGCGTGTGATGTCCAATCATGCAATGGTCTACCACGCCATGATTTGTTTTTTTCGTCAAATTCTCTGCGATATTGCCGTAATGCTTCTATACCACGCCCACACTTTTCTTCATCAAACCAACAGCGATTAAGCATAGAACGTGCTGACTGTATTCCATCATCTATAGATAGTTTAGGAGCTATAGATATGTTGTTAACACCTAGAGCGTCTAATGTTTCTAATCTGCTTTTACCTGTACCAAGTTCTTTAACTTTCACATCATGCGGTAATATATGCTCTTTGTAGTGATAACCCTTTTCATCTAGCACCTTTGCGTAGTGGTCTAAACCAACACCAGACATTTCATAAAAGTCTATTATTCTTATTTCTTGCCCTACAAATTGAGCAAACCATAATGACGTACTATCACCTATTCCTAAATCCCAAGAGACTGTTACACCAACACTAGGATCATATGGCACTTTTGTAATACGTTTATCCTGGGTAGCTGTTTTCATCTCCATTGCATAATATGCGCCCTGAATAGCAGCTTCAAAACTACATTCAAACTCTTGCTCGTAGCGATCTTCGCCCATTGCTGCTTTAGCTTCTTTTAACTCAGCCTTGTCTAATATGTCTGTGTCAGAAGCTTTAAACATTTTACACCACCAATCTTTGTGGCTCTTGGCGTACTCGTACATCTCCCAAAATTCATTCTTGCCTTTAGGCGTACCAATAATGGTTATCTTACCTTTGCGGTCTACTGTAGCTGGCCTAATAACTGTAGGATAGGCTGATGCAGGGAAGTCAGCAAATTCATCAATACATACATGGTCAAAAAATAATCCACGAATAGCATTATAATTATCTCCACCAAATAATCTAAATCTAGCTCCATTAGGGAAATCTATCCTAAGTTCGCTATGGTTTACTTTTATGTGCGGTATATCTCTTGTGTATTCTAACGCATAATCCCAAGCTACTGCCTTTGCTTGTGAGAGATATGGCGCAATATAAGCTACCCTGACGTTAGGAAGGTCTATTTCAAAGCATGACTTAATAAGATCGTTTATAGCCGCTACAGTCTTACCAAATCTTCTGTGAGCTACTAATACAGCAAATCTTTCTGTACGGCTGTGAAAGTCTTTAGCTTGTGAACGTGGCTTGTAGTTTATTTCTATTGTTTCCATTTGATGACAAACTCATGCTCACCTTGGCTACCACTACCTGTAACTTGCATTGGTAATACTTTACCCATTAGCGTTAAGAAGCTTTGAGGGTTTTCCATTGCCTGATGTTCTAAGTAATGAACCATACCTTCTTTTTTAGCTTGCTCTACAAATCTTTGATCTGCATTAGCTGGCTCAGAATACCTTGCATCTACTATTGTTTGTCCAGCACGTTCTGCTGCTTCTAAGATTGCATCCTTAAGTAATTTAGGCACTTTATTAGTTGTACCTTTTTTTCTACCTGAACCTTCTATCTTAGATTTTCGTTCTTCTTTTGTACTCATTTAGTCCGTCCATACTTGGGTGCGTCTATATATGGTATTATATTATATATTTGCAAAAAGAAAAGCCCCTACGGAGCAGATCACATAGGGGCAGTTGAGGCAACCTCACATTGGGAGGATTATGAAGCAGTATCGCCCCAATGTAGAGTAACACAAAAATGTGTTGTTTGCTATTATCATATTCTGTTTATTTTTTCTACGGCTAAGTATTCTTTGTATGGCTGTAGATCATGCTCAGTTATTAAGCCATCATTTATTAATTCTTCACCTAGTTTACCATTGATATAAAACTCACTTACTGGCTCACCACGTTTAATTCTGTTGGCATTAATTACCTTTGGATCAGGATACCAGGTTGCAGAGACACCAGAAGCGTCACTATCACTTGCAATACTTGCTTTAATCGCTGTGGCAATATCTGATGCTTTAGGCCATGACCTAGACATATGTGCAGCTTTTATTTTTAATTCAGCACGTTCAAATGCTCCAGATATAACCTCTTGGTTACAATCATTAGGAAACAATTGATTTAATGCTTTAGAAATTATCTCTATTTCTTTTGCTTTTACATCTTCATCG